CGTTAATTATTATATGTTGGAAAATCATCTTAATCAGAAGCTAACTACGCTGAACGGTGATTTACAGTTTTTTAAAAGTATTTTGAATGATTGTAAAAAATCAGATGATAAAGAATTAAATACCGAAATACCTAACCATCACTTAATAGACAATGCTATTGAGCAGTTAGAAAATTCTATAAAAGTTTTAAAAGATGCGTTGGCCGATAATTATACTGTAAAAAATAGAGTTCTGTTGGATCGTTTCAAAAACCTTAGTAATCGTACGGAGGTGCAGTGATGCGTTACAGAGTTATTGTTGAACTATCCGAAGCTATTGAAGCGGATAGCGTTAAAGATGCGGAAGAAAAGTTTCTTTCTCAATTTGAATTTGCTGATGTCAAAAATGGAACATGGCTAATTGAGGAGGATGACGATGCCAAAGTTTAAAGTTACCGTCACACAAACAAATGTGTTTTTTATTGATCATGAGGATTTTGACGAATGGGATTTAGATCCTACCTCTGATCATGCAAAACGTATTGCTACTGATCACCGTATTTGGGATGAGGACCAATCTGGTGAGGATACCTTTTTTGTAAATATGGACGTTGAGGAGGTCAAAGATGCCGAAGTTTAATCTTTTACGCAGCTACACCGTTGTGGAGTCGCATGAGGTGGAAGCCAAAACCGAAGATGAGGCTATTAAAATTATTGAAAAGGGGAGCGTTGAAACGCACCAAAAAAGTTATGACGGAGATTATACCCGTCATAACGATGGTTCTATCCTTTATACTTTGGAGGATTGCGACGATGCCTAATCATTGTTATCAACAGGTTCGCCTTTCTGGTCCAAGAGCCATGATCGGACATTTATATGAAAATGTTTGGGTTACTTGTTCTGAAGAAAGGCGTTTTTGCGATGTAGTAATTCCCCTGCCTTTAGCCGCCGCCGCGTGTGCTTATGATTGGAGATGCGATAATTGGGGTACAAAATGGGACGTAGTAGACGTTCAAATAGTTAAAGAATTCGCTAAAAGTTCCTCTAAACTTTTGTATGGAAAACATGGCGACTTTGCTTCCTTTACCTTTAAGTGTTGGACGGCTTGGAGTCCGCCTATTCCAGTTTGGAAAAAACTACAGTTTCTTGGAATTAGTGTACAAGCCTCTTACCAAGATGAGGGCGGTTCGTTTGAAGGTTTCTTTTCTAATGGCAAGGAACGTTCGTGGAAACCAAAAGTATTGGAGGTGCAGTGATGGGTTTAAAAATACCAACCGCGGGTTATGACGGTAAGACTTATGACAATGCTTTTACTATTGCTTTTACTATTCAAGGTTGTCGTGATCCTGAAGGTGACACTGTTACCCCTCAAGAATTTAGGGAGGCTATTTTACTTAGGTTGGCTTCCATAGATGATCAGGAATTGATTGAAGCAATTGGCGGTTCTTATGACAGTGTGGAGGAAGGTGACAATGAATAATCAAACGACGCAACGGGTTCATTGTTTGAAGTGCGATTATATCTTTCACGAAGACGAAGGCCCCCAAAAAGAAACGTGTCCGCATTGTAATAATGCTGACATGAAAGAAACCGTTTACATGATGCCCCAAGATTTAGATTTAGAGCGTATGTTAAGCGAAGTTTTTGACAAAGTATTTTTCAAAGAAAGTGAGGTATAAATGTTTTTGTTTAGTTGGATAGGCCGCCTTTTGTATGGCTCGGATTACGACGAATTAAATAAACGTGTTTCGAGAAAACGACGGCGTAGGTAAAACTTTTATAAATTTCTACTTGCATTTATATGCGATTTTATGCGAGAATAAACGGGCGGGTAATTCTGCCCGTTTTTTTAACAGCTACGAAGGGCTAAAAATATGCTACATATTGAAAATCATAACGGAACATTACAAAGCTTATGTCAAAAGGTTCAAGAGCAGGATAATCGCAGTGCTGACTTTTTATGGTCAACTAATAATTTGCAAAAAATAACTACCGACGAAGGAAAACCACAAATTGTTTTAGAAGCTTTTGAGGGTGAACCAACTAGGTTTTTTAACGTAAATGAACACGCCTTTGGACAAATTGCACAACATTTGGAAATAGACACTAGAACGGCCAGACGTTTACAAAACGAAGTACCTACTGAATTCGACGCTGTTACAAACGCTCTATTTCAAAAAAATTCTACTAATCGCATGATTAGAACTTTTTTAAGCGAAGATGAAATAAGCGGCACAATGCGAGCTTTTGTGTCCGATAAGTTTAAAACTTTTGACAATATTGATTTGTTAAAGGCAATTCTGGAACCACTAGAAAAAAGCGAAGCAATGTTAAAAATTGTTAATGGTACTGTTACCGATAAACGTTTGTATATCCGTTTTAAAAGTGAAGTCCAAACGGGCGAAGCTGCAAAAGGCGATCTAATGGCAAACGGCCTCGGTTTAAGTAATTCGGAAGTTGGCGCGGGAAGCGTTCAAGTTTATCAATTATTTTGGACGTTAGCTTGTACTAATGGAATGCAAACCGAAAACCGAAATCGCTCTAGCCATATTACCAGTGCAAGGGATAGCGCGGATTATGGCTTATTATCTGACGAAGCTAAAGGCGCGGATAACCATGCATTAGGTTTAAAATTGAGGGATTTGGTAAAAGCTTACATAAGCCGTGAATTATTTGACGAAGTACTGGACAAAATGAGGTCCGCGCATAGCGACGTTATAGAGGGCGATTTTCACGAAATACCGGAACGCGTCGGGACCGTTCTTAAACTTACTAAAAAAGAAAACACCGATATCTTAAACGGTTTAATAGCTACCATGGGCCAGAGCGGTTACGAGCAAGGGAAAGATATTACCCGCGCAACCATGGTTAATGCCATTACGGCCGTTGCTAATAATTGCGACGCGGACGACGTCGATATGTGGCAGCAGCGCGGCGGAAAATTACTGAATTTAAACGATAGAGACTGGAACCGAATAGCCGCCTAAATAAACTTTTCGTTTTTCCTTCAACTGGCCCGCCATTGTGCGGGCCTTTTTTTATTAAGCTTTACTTAATCGCATATTTAGTATTTAAGGGTAATTGACGCGGGCAAGCGTCGTTAAACTTTAACAACTACGGAAGGGGCCTTTATTATGGCTTTAGATTTTAACGAAAACGATTTGATAAACATCAAAGCAAATAAATTTGATAAATTAGAGCATATTTTTGAAACGCTCGACAATGAAACGGAAACCGAAATTTTGCCGGATGAAATAGCAACCGAATATTTATATAAAACCCCGCTTACCTTCAATTCTATTACTGGGATTTTTTACCATGCTTAAAACTGTTGAAATGTCGCGGGCAAAAAAGACCGCCGGAATAGCTGTCACATATAGAGCCGGTAAAGGCGATATGTTTGGAACATGCCCCGCTAGCTGTAATTTAAACGATAGCGGCAAGGGCGCGGAAAACGTCGATAATGAATATCTTGACGCGTTACTAAATGCGAAACCAAAAAAGGGTTTTTCTTTTACATATTCGCATTTTGATTTTAACGCTTGGATTGATAAGGCGCGGGCCGTCGGTAAAACTGTTATAAATTATAGCGCGGACAATATGCCCGACGCGTTAAAAAGTTTTGCTTTAAATATTCCGACGGTAACCGTCGTTAATCAGGATAGATGGAAAAACGAAAAATCTATTCAAGTCACTTCCGACGTTTGGAAATCGACGGTCCCAGTTATTAGATGCCCCGCCGAATATCGCAACATAAGTTGTAACGATTGCGGCAACGGCGAACCATTGTGTGCCCGTATGAACCGAAAATTTATTATTGGTTTTTCCGCGCATGGTCCCAATAAAAGAAAAGCGGCCAGTTTAACCGATCAAGGCGGCTGTTATGGGGCGCAAGGGAATTGCCGTATTTGGTGGAACGATACCGCGGCTAGTGAGCAACCCGACGAAACCGACGGCGAAAAGCTTTTACGCTTTGTTAAATCGCTACCGGTGCGGGCCATTATCCGGCATCATGTGGCCGGTGATATTGGCGCGGATTAAAACCCGCGATAGAACAAGTAAGGGCGGCCCCAGTGGCCGCCTTTTTTATTACCCTTTACTTTATCGCATATACAGTGCTATTAATTCCTTGCGGCAACGGTTGCCGCGTTTAAACAACTATGAAGGAAAAAAACAAAATGGAATATCAAGAATATAAACCAAGCGATCCAGAATATTTAAACAAACTGGCCGCGGAATATAAAAATGGAACCTATAAACAGGGCCGTGAAGAAACATCAAAAGATATTTACGCGGCGTCGGATACTATCAAAAAACTTAATGATCAAATAAACAGTCAAAGATTGGAAAAGATAAAATTAAACGATCAACTCGACGCGGCTAAGTCTTATCAAGAAAAACTAAGCCAAGTTTTTGAACCATTAGTAACCGAGTTAGTAAACAAAAAGCTAGACGAATTTATTTCTAATAAACTTTCGTACGAAGTAGATTTATTAATTGACGAAAACGATACCTTATCGGAAGCGGTTAATGATATCGACGATTTACGAAGCCAGTTAGACGGGTTCGAGATTGACGGCGATCAAATAGCCGATACCGTCCGCCAAATGATAAGCGACGGCGATATAACGGTTCGTTTGGATGTAGGTTAAAAAATGGAAAACATTAAACACGAGATCTTGAACGAAACCTATATGCCATGGGTCAAAAAATTGGGACAATGGCATTTAGCCGACGACGACGGGAAAACCCGTTGCGGCGTTCCAATGCTTGGCAATAATTATGCAAAGTATATACCCGAAAACGAGCGCACCAAATGCGCTAAATGCTTTGAATAGATAACCGTTCATAGCGACGATAGGCGGCCCCAGTGGCCGCCTTTTTTGTTTCTAGTGTATGACAGTTAAACAAGCGGCCCCTTGCCGCTTGGACGATGTCCCAAACCTACGGGACCGCGGGCCGCGTCCAGTGGTTCGATATTCGTTGTCGCCGGATCGCGGGCCATTTTTCCGGCCATTGCGCCGCGGATCGCGGGCGCTGGGCAAGTTTTGCGGCCGCCGGATCGCGGACCAGCTACCGAAATAAACGCGTCGGGTCCCTTCCAATATCGGGTCAAAAGTCGTGATTTTCTTTCCAGATTTCGCGATTTTTTCGCGACGGCCACGGGCTTGTGGCACGAGGGCTAGGGCCATGTTTCGCGCAAATATTTACCAGTTATTTGATATGAGCTTCACTATTGTATAAAAACGCGTATAGTCGCATAAAATAAGATACTTTTTCAGGGGCCCCTATGAACGTAGCTATGAACCCATCTTTGGAAGAAAAAAGACTGAAACTCGAACTCCGTTTGGCGCAGTTAGAGAAGAACGAGAAGTGCCAAAAAGATTTTTTAACATTCGTAAAAACCGTTTGGCCCGACTTCATTGCAGGACGGCATCATCACATCATTGCCGAGAAGCTTGAGCGGGTAGCCAGTGGCGAGTTGAAGCGTTTGATCATCAACATGGCACCGAGGCACACGAAGTCTGAGTTTGCATCCTTTTTGTTTCCTGCGTGGATGATGGGCCAGAAGCCGAACATGAAGATCATTCAGGCGACGCACACGACGGAGTTGGCGGTAAACTTTGGACGTAAGACGAAGAACTTGTTGGAGAGTGACGAGTTCAAAGAAATCTTTCCGGAGGTCAAGTTAGCGGCGGACAGTAAAGCATCTGG